TCACCAGCTTTGAAAGCAAAAGTTGTAATTGGTAGTACTTATGGGTACATTGATTACGGTACAATTTTTAAATGGGTTGAATTATGAAAAATATACTTTTAGTAACTAGCAAGGAAAGTGGAGATATTCAGCCTTATTCCACTTTGCCCGTTTTCTTTCGAGATTTTCCGCAATATGAAAAGCGTGTAGATTCAATTAATGATTATCTGTCTCGAAAAAAAACAGCTTTTGAAGATAAATTTTTCAAAATCGAACGAAAGAAAGTAATTCGCTAAATCTTAACACATGAACAAAAAAGCAACAATAGGGTATGATTTATACCCAACAACAACAGAGAACGGACTGATTGTTTTTTCAAAAAAAGCGGAGTTGATTTTAAATTCAAAGTACTATCCAAAAGGCGAACTAGATGAGTTTCCCGTAGACCCTGAGACGGGTGCAAAACTAGAGATTGACCCTGACCTGACGAAAGAATCAAAAGTTAAGTTATCAAAATACGAAAAATATTCGCTAACTTTACTACTTATAGTGATAGTAGGGTTTTGCACGTCTTGCTATTACATAAGCAAAAGACACGAGGTAAAGAAACAAAAACAGGAGATTGTTATCCCTGAAACTTATTTAGATGAACGGATATGATTTTTACAATTAAGTTTATTTTTTTCGGATTTTTCTACATGATCTTCCGAATAGCAAACACTCCATTTTTTTGGCGTGGTACTCCGAACTTCTTAACATGGTTAGAAGATTCGAAACGTGCAGAGAAGCACATTTTATTAATCGCAAACGTGATATTTTTCTCACTAATTTGGTATTTTACTAATTGGTGGATAATGCTTATATTTGCAAGTGGTTTAACTATTTTACAGTATTTTGTATGGAAAAGACGAAAGTAATTATCTTAGTGGCGTTCATGCTTCTAGGATGCAAGAAAGGAAATGAAGTTCCAGTAATCGTGGAACAACCTGATAACACACTAACAATCATTCAAGCTAATGAGTTACAACAGTCAGCAGATACATTAATCCTGAATGATAAGTTCAAGATTCGTTACAGGATAGTAGGTAAGGGTGTAGTTATTTTCAAGCACTTAAACGGTGAAATCATTAAAACCGTTGACACCAATTTTCAAGAACACGAAGGAAAAATAAAGATACGGTAATGGGAGCACCTAAAGGAAATCAATTTTGGAAGTTAAGAAGCAAACACGGGAGGGATAAACTTTTTGCATCCCCTGAGTTGCTTTGGGAAAGTGCGTGTGAGTATTTCCAATGGTGTGACGAAAACCCTTGGTTAAGCATTGAAACAACAACAAGCGATAAGGGAACATTCACTAAAGAAAAACCCACACAACGCCCTTATTCTCGTATGGGTTGGTTCTTGTATATTGGTTGTTCAGATGCTTGGTTAAAGGAGTTTAAAAAGACCGCTAATAAAGATTTTTTACTAGTCATTGAACAAATTGAGCAAGCAATAGACAAACAACAATGGGAAGGTGCTAGTGTTGGTGCGTTTAATGCGAACATAATTGCACGTACTTTAGGACTTAAAGACCAGCAAGACCTAACAACCAACGGGAAAGAAATTCAAACCACAACAGCTATAAATGTAACAGTAGTACCACCAAGTGAGGATGAAGATGAATGAAGGCTACAATAGTATTTCAAAATAATTGGGAAGCTATACTTTCAGGGAAGTATCGGTACATTGTCAACTGTGGTAGTTCACGAAGTAGCAAGACCGTTTCATTAATTCAAGTTTACGACCTCTACGCTAGAAGTCAATCAAATAAGAGGTGTACTATTTGGCGTGATACAAAAACAGATTGTAAGAAGACCGTTCTAAATGACATGCTTAAATGCTTGAAGCGTGAAGGATTGTATAAGGTAGGTCAAGAGTTCAACAAAACAGAATCGATATTTACATACTCAACAGATTCAACCGTGGAAATCCATGGTACAGACGATGAGGAAACTGTACACGGTTTAACGCAAGATATGGCGTGGTTCAATGAGCCTTACAAGATTTCAAAAGATACCTTCGACCAAATAGACCAACGTACAAGTGATTTCGTTTTTATCGATTATAACCCTAAAAAGGGGCATTGGGTTGAAGACATAATCAAAGACGAACGATGCTTAGTGATTGATTCGACATTCAAGGATAATCCATTTTGCCCAATTGAACAGAAATTAAAGATACTATCATACCAACCTATTTCATTTTCAGACGTTGTTTTAAAAGAATTGATAAACGCAAATGATGTACGGGGCTATAATTTTGAGTTAAACCCCTTAAATTTTACACCTAAACAACTCAAAGAAGTTAAACGATGTATTGCGAATGAGGATAAAAATAGTGCATCAGAATTCAAGTGGCAAGTTTACGGACTTGGAACAAAAGCAGAAAAGCCAAACAGAATATTTAAGTGGAAGCAAATACCACTTCAAGATTATTTAGATTTAAACGCAAAAATATACTACGGTGTCGATTGGGGGAATGTTGACCCCTTCGCAATTATTGAAGCAAAATATATAGATGGTAATTTATACCTTCGTGAGTTGAACTACTCTAGTGAATCGAAGTTAAGGGAAAAATTAACAAGCACCGAAGCACAGCAGATTGACAGTAGCAATGAAGGGATAGTAACATGGTTATTCAGCAAGTTAGGTATATCAAAAAAACACGATGTAATTTGCGACACAAACAGACCTTTAAAAATACGTGCATTACGTGAACATGGTTATCAAGCGCAAATTGCGAATAAGGTAAAAGGCAGTATTTTAGATGGTATTGATATTCTTGAAAACCTGAATGTACATTACACATCAGATTCTGTTAATATACATTTTGAGCAGGAAAACTATTCTCGAAAAGTTGACCGTTACGGGGTTGTATTGGAAGAACCCGAAGATTTAGACAACCATACAATAGATGCCATTCGTTACATTGCGCTACACCTTACACGAATAGGGGTAATTAAAGCCCTGTAATCGTTCTAGCTTCATCAGGTGAAAATCCGTTTTGAATTAAATTGATGTATGTTTCTGTTTTTAGCTTGTTCGTTTCAGCACGTTGCTTTTCATCCGTTGAAAGTACAGCAAGGTGTGAATAGTCTAATTCGATGTAAAAACCTTTCTCAAAGAGATTCATTCCTGTGTTCAAGTTGTAACAGAAATTTTCAGCAAAAGGGATGATAGTATCTTGATAAGCCATTTTTTCAGCTTCTATTAAGTTGCTAAATTTTGATGAGTTTTTACGACTAAACATATTTTCATTTAGTCCTAACTTATCAATGATCCGTTTAAAATCTTCATCCACTTCCTCAAACAACATTGATTCCTTTAATGGGAATGCAAGCGGTGTATATTCAATTGATTTGTTTGAGAATTTTGTACGTGCTTGACCGTTGAATATTCCGTACTTTTCAGTAAATTGTTTTGAAATTTCGATTTTATCTTCTTCGGCAAGTGAAAGACCCCCAACGCTATCCTGTTTCGGGGAAATGATACCTAACGCCCCACGTTCGTTTATGTTCACATTTCTAAAACCATAAGACCCCCTAATATTTGATATAGGCATTTGTAAAGAGTGGAGCGGTGAAAGCCCCATAATGTCGTCATCAGAGTTAACAGTTTTCAAATGTATAATTTCCTCAACTGTAAATTTCTCATCTGTTCCATTTTCTCGAACGATGTAATATCTGATAATATCGTTCAAATCCACGTTTCGGTATTTCTTGCCTTGTCTGTCAATAATTGTACGAGCAGATGGAAGTATTACCAAGTTGCTAGGGAAATCACTCAACATACTGCCTTGATTCTTGAAAATGTAGCTATTCCCGTACAAATCCATGTTAACGCAAACGGTCTTTAAGAATAGATTTCTGTCCTGTGTACCGTTTGGATTCTCTAACATTTTTATGATTGGATGATTCTCTATCGCTTCGCCTGTTTTATAATCCTTGACAACGAAAACACCATTCGAAAACATTTGAGCCTTTCGGTCAATAACAATGGATAGTTCAGGAGTTGACTTGTACAAATTATACTCCTCATTGTTAATCGTTGTGTACTGTTCCGTGTATGTCCTGGAATAGATATTGTGAAACCACGTGTTATTCATTATCGGGGTACGAGTAAATCTATCTGTACCACCTAAAAAAGACACTAGTCCTTGCAATTGTTGTTGAAGAAAATTCATACGAAAGAAAATTTTTATACAAATATATTACTATTTAACATAATATCGTATATTTGTCCTAACTTTGTATTTAACATAATGTTATGCTTACACCGAAAGAGATAAAACAAATCAAGGAAATCAAGACTAAGCAAGTCAAAGATAACGAAATTGTGAAAAAATGACTTTAGAGGAAATTCTGCAAAACAAGGATTTTGCTATTCATAAAAAGAAATCGGAAATTCAGAAAACTGACTTTTCAAATATCCTTTTTGATACAGCAACAAAAACCCTTGGAAACAACAACACAATGTTAGAAGTGCTTGTTTACGAAGTGAATGTATCGAAGTCACGAAACCCGTTAATGTTTGAGCAGTATAAAAGTGGTTATGTTCTTAACCATTCTGTTGGTATGCGTTACGTTAAGATTTTACTATGCTACAATACAGAAGATGCTGGATACTCACAAGAAAAAGAGAATTGGGATAAGTATTACCCTAATGTAGTGAATAAGGATGAAGCCGACAAATACGGTTATTTTTGGGCTGTTACCGAAGCAAAAAACATTGAAGCAAGTGCTGTTGTAAAAGGTAGCAACTTCTTAACTCCTGTACTTTCAGCGGAGGAAATAGACGAGAATACTATCAAGGTAAAACTTGCAGTAAGCCCCTCAAATATTATTGATTCACATAGAGATTGCCATATTGCAGGGCTTTGGAAAAAGTCACTAAACGAAAACCCGTACGAATTGCTATTACAAGAGCATGATATGGATTTTGACAAGGTAATTGCAGATTCAATCAATAGCGAATTTTCTGTATACACGGAAATGATTAGCGTAAAAGAACTACTTTCTAAATTCAAGAAAGGTAAGAAATCAGAAGCCGACAAAGGTCACTTCGATGATAAAAACGAGCCGACTAACGTCACTCAAAACAAAACAATTCATTTATTCATCTAAAAACAAAAAACAATGTTTAAAGAAAAATCACTTGAGGAAATCTCAAAAATGACGTTGGAAGAGCAAACGGCTTACCAACAAGCGAAGAAGTCGAACGAAGCAGAGCAGTTGAAAGCTCAAATCGAAGAGGCAACAAAAAACAGCGCATCTAAAGAAGACATCGAAGCGTTGACGAAAAAGAACGCTGACGTAATCAAGGAAATCGAGCGTTTAGGTTTGGAGTTGAAGAAATTGAACGAAACGCCTAAAGGTGGAAATTCTGAAAAATCTTTGATAGTTCAAGAGATTGAAGCTAACAAGCAAGCTATCAAAGAAATCGGTAAAGGTATCACGGCGAAGGAAATCACTATCAAAGCGATTACTAACCGTGCTTCAATTAATGGTAACACAGATGCTTTCCGTTTACCCGACATTGGTCAATTAGGTGTACGTGAGCGTTCTTTGTACAACATTTTTCCTAAAGTACCTGTATCAGAAGGAAATCACAACGGGGTAATTCGTTACCATGACTGGGATGAATCAACAACTGTTCGTGCGGCTGCTATGATTGCTGAGGGTAATACTTTTCCTGAATCAACGGCTAAATTCCAACAATATTCTATTACATTCAAAAAAGTAGGTGATACTTTGACTGTAACAGAAGAGTTTGGAGAAGATGCACCAAGTGCAGCGGCTGAATTGGAATTGTTCCTTGACACAAACGTTAATACTAAGATTGACGATCAAATTGTGAACGGTGACAACACGGGTCAAAACTTGAAAGGTTTAATCAATACCGTTCCAGCTTATACACCTGTTGCGAGTGGAATTGTTGCACCTAACATTTACGACTTAGTGAAAAAAGTTCGTACAGACATCACGAAAAACAGAGGGTCTAAATACCGTCCTGATTTCGTTGCGATGAACTCAAACACAGCGGATGCGTTGCATTTGACTAAGGACGCAAATGAGAATTATGTATTCAAAGATACAAGCTCAATCGGTTCAATGATTATCATCGAGGACAACAACATGGCGGATAACGTGTTAGTAGTTGGTGATAGACGTTATGCACGCATCTATGAGATGGGAGGTATCACAATGGCAAAAGGTGAAGTTAATGAGCAATTCGTTGAGGACACTATGACTATCAAGATTCGTAAACGTTTATTGTTCTTAATCAGAAATGTAGATGCAACAGGTTTCCGCAAGGTGACTAACATCACATCTGCTTTAGCTACTTTAGGCTCATAAAAAGCAAAAAATATCAACGCCCTGTGTAGAAATACACGGGGTTTTGGTGGTAAAAGATGAAAAATTTTGTTGTCATAGTTCCATTTTATAAGCGTCACGAAATTACTTCGTTGTGCTTTGAGCATCTACAAAAACAGCGTGAGAAATTAGGTTTTTTTGATGTTATTACATGTGGGAGCGAAGGTAAGAAGTCCAAGGATTTAGCAGAAAAATATGGACACGGTTATGTTGAGTTTAAAAATACCCCTGTTTCACACAAGAATAACTTTTTGATTCAACAAACAAAATACTATAAGGCGGTTATAATGCTTGGTAGTGATGACTTTTTAACTGATGAAACATTATTGAGTTACCAAAATTTAAACCTTGATACGTGCGATGTGTACGGTTTTGAGTTTTGCCATTTTTACAATGTTGCCACAGCGGAACTATACAGATTTCAGTCAAGAGGGCAGACAATTGGAGCAGGGCGTGTTTACACACAAAAACTATTGCAGTCGCTTGATTACACTCTTTGGAATGGCAACCAAAACAAAGGGCTTGATTATTTGGCGTTAAAAAGTGCTTTAGCGCACGGAAAAGAAGTAATCATACAAGGGGATGTTTTGGATGTTAAGCATGAGTTAAATATCACTTCACATTCAATCGTTGAATCTAGTGAAAATATAGATATTTCTGAGTTGTTAAAATTCAACATTGAAGGCTTAGATAAATTAAAAGAATCAAACACAAAACAAATAGTTATGAGTAAGGAAGTTAAATCAAACAAAAGAAGAGTTAAATTCTTAAAAGACGTGTATCAGTAT